GGGAGGTAAGGGAAAGTGGGATCAAGGGGAACTTGGCGATAGCTGTTAAAGGTAGCCCCGCGAGTGCGGGGCGAGTCGCCACTGTTCCGCATTACGAGGGTCGCGAGGGCAGGCAGGTAAAGATAGCGAATCTGATAGCCGCCGCTCCAGAACTTTATGAGGCACTTAATGCATGGCTTGAATGGTTTGACTGCGACCGAGATCCGTATAACGTCACAGAGAGAATGCTTGATAAAACGGTCAACGCTCTCAGAGATGCAAGAGGTGAAGCATGATAAAGTTGACTGATGAAATGGTCGATGCGCTGCTAATGTCCTATCCGGATGGAAATACCCATGAGGTCGCTATCAAGCTTGGCGTGTCACGCGGGGCCGTGAATACAAAAGCTTGTGAGCTTGGTATCAGAAAATCCGAATCGTTTGTAAATGCGCAGCGGGAAAGATGTGTCGCTGGTGGAGCAAAGTATCGCTTTAAAAAGGGTGTTGTGGCATGGAACAAGGGGAAGAAAGGGCGCATCACCGTTACTGATGCCATGAGAGCTACGATGTTCAAGGCTGGTCACAAGCCGCACAATACGACATGCGACGGGCACATATCAGTGACCATTGATAAGCGGGGAGTTAAACAGCTCAGAATAAGAATCAGCGAAAAGAACCATGAGTTTTTGTCCAGGCATAACTACAGAAAAGCCTTTGGGGAAATCCCGCCGGGAGGAGTTATAAAATTCAAGGATGGCGACACGATGAACTGTGACCCGTCAAACCTTGAGTGCGTTTCAAGAGTGCTCCACATGCTTCTCAACTCTAAGCACAGGTATACCCGGGATATCGCCGAAGTGAAAGAAGTCATCTGTTACATCAAACAAGAAATCAAGGAGCCTACCGATGAAAAATAAAATGAGCGACCTGAGAGACCATCTTTTTGAAGTGCTTGAGCGACTCAAAGACCCTGAACCGGAAACGCCGATGGATATAGATACAGCCAAAGCCATCATTGGTGTTGCTGATACCATCATTGACTCAGCACGGGTGGAGAATGACTATTTGAAGCAGTTATCGAACCTTTACGCAAATGGGCCAGGATTATCATTACCGAAAAGCAGCCTTTTCCTTTTGGAACCAGATACTGAAAACTAATGCCAATCGTTTCGATTTTCAAGACTTGCTTCTCAACCGTTCCTGTGGAGGATATCGAGTTTCTCGACGTGCTTCACAGGATAAAAGGGGGATACTGGCAAGATGAGTACTTCGCCTATCGGTCAGTGCTCAAGAAATATGGTCCGTCAGCTCCGGAGACGAAAAAGGCGAAAGAAGGGCTTTCCTGCTTCATCCCATCGGGACGGTTTGCCGGTGGGAGAAAGCGATCAAACCTCACAGAGCACTCCGGAATACTGAATATCGATATCGATGCAAAGCATAACCTTGGTATTGATCTACCGGACTTCAAAGACACACTTTTCGGAGACAAGCATATCTATGCCGGTCATTTGTCCGTGTCCGGACTGGGAATAAGTCTCTACGTCAAGATCAACCCGGAAAAGCATATCGAGAGCTTTCTGGCGATGGAGAAGTATTTCGCTGAAGAGTTCAAGATCATCATTGATCCAGCCTGTAAGGACGTGACCAGACTTCGGTTTGTCGGGTATGATACAGACCTCTACATCAACGAGCGGGCTGTGCGGTGGGGGAAGTATGAGAAAAAAGAGGCTGTAGATTTCCAGCGGAAAAAGGTAGCCTGCTGCGATTCAGACATTGAGTATGTCCTGCAACAGATCGAGCGTGACCGGCGTGACATTACGACCAACTATGCCGATGGAGTGAAGATTGCTTTCGCTTTCAATACAGAGTTCGGTGATTCTGGTATTGATTTCTTCCACCGGGTTTGCCAGTTCCGAAAAGGGTACGATCCAGCAAAGACAGCTCAGAAATACAAGCAGTGCAAAGGATCAAAAGCGGTTTCAATCTCTTCATTTTTTTGGATTGCCCGGCAGGCTGGGTACGAGATCACCGCGCCAAAGACCAAAGAGATCATCAAGACCGCGAAGTATGCCCGCAAGGCGGTAACGGCAGGCGTTGAACCGGAAGCATCGGCAAAAGAAGGGGCTGTTCGCTACGCTGTTGAAATGCAGGGGGAGTCTCCGGAAAACGCGAAGAAGCTGGTTGATGCGGTATTTGATGGTGCCGCAGCAGGAGAAAAGGAAAGCGCTGACGAGATCTATGAGTTCATCAAGCGGGACATCGAAGGCAAGCGACTGCGACGGAACCTGATCAACGACTGCGTTGAGTACGAAAATGAAAAGATCGTTGACCGGACGCTGTGCAAGTTCATGGTCGAGCTTCGGTCGAAGTATGGTTCATCGAAGGTTAAGCGGGATGTGCTGCTTGAGCTTATCGAGACCTCAGCGAAGGATTACAACCCTATTCTTGAGTTTTTTGAAAAGAACCGCCATAAGAATCCGAAAGGATGCATCGATGCTGTGATCGATGCGATTTCAGGGCGCGTGGATGCTCTTGCAGAAGGAGAGGCGAAAGAGTTTCGCCGGTACTTCATCCGAAAGTGGTTGCTTGGTATGGTTTCCGGATGGCATGGCACGTATTCCCTTCTTACCCTGGTACTTGTCGGTGACCAGGGAACTGGAAAAAGTAAGTGGTTCAGAGGTCTGTTTCCCGAAGAGTTGCAGCCGTACTACGCGGAAGCAAAAATGGATGGCGACAAAGATCATTTGACGCTGATGACAACCAAGGCGCTGATCCTCGATGATGAGTTTTCCGGAAAGAGCCGGAGAGAGGAAGCGCTCTTTAAGGAGATATCAAGCAAGCAGGAAATTACCATTAGAAAACCGTATGCCCGCATGGCGGAAACGCACCGTCGTATTGCAGCACTGGCCGGAACAACAAACGACGAAAACATCAAGGGAGATTTGACCGGAAACCGGAGAATCCTTGCGGTGCATGTGTCGTCCATCGATTGGGAGCTTTACAACTCAGTTGACAAGGTTGATTTGATGGTTGAGCTGTACAAGGAATGGAAACGCGTTGGGGACGGCTGGATGCTTTCCGGAGAGGACATTGCTATGCTTAACGGAGCGACTGACCGGTACCGCGAGATATGCCCTGAAGAGGAATTGCTTGTCAAGTATTTCGATCCACCTGAAAAGTCGCTTCCTGATTCATTTATGAGCAACACAGAGATTTTTAATGAGCTGTCAGGGAAGCTGAATGGAAGTTCAATACGGCTCAGCCAAAGGAAGCTTGGGCAGGTGCTCAAGAAGCATGGGTATACGTTTAAGCAGATCAGGGCATCTTATGCGAGGTCGTGGTCTTACAATATCCAGAGGAGGATTGCTCCTGAAGATATAAAACCTATTACAGCGCAATATCATGAAACAGTTCCTATGCCGTTTTGATCGTGTCACCTCTTGCATGACGTGACAAAAATAGAAGCCGTGACACAACCTGTGACAGTTAACGCTTTACTCTGTATGTATTTATTCTTTTGTCACAGGAAGAAAATAAGAAATAGAGAAAAAAGAGTCTCAAATAAAAACTACACACATGATCACACACACACATCATTATGAAAAAGGAAAAGTTTCAAAAAAGGTGTTCAAAGCTGTGACAACCTGTGACACACAAAATACAAATGGTTATGCAGCAAGAGTTTAAGCTTGTCACAGGAACAAAGCCTCTCGAATTGCGCCAATATCAGCAGGAGATGGTAAGTCAATTGCGGGCAGCGTTCGCGTCAGGGAAAAAACGAATAGTGATGCAGCTCCCTACAGGCGGAGGAAAGACCGCGGTGTTCACTGATATCACCCGCCGAGTGGTAGAGAGGGGGGGGCGGGTGATGATTGTCACTGACAGAAAAGAGCTGCATCAACAGGGTGGCAATGCACTGGCCAGACTTGGCGTAGGGTACCGAGAGCTTAGCGCAAAAACCACCCGCATCGAGGAGTCTCCGGTTACCATGGCGATGGTGGAAACACTTAAACGGCGCCTTGTAAAGCCTGATTATGCGGCTTTTGTAAAGCGCTTCAAGCTGATCATCATCGATGAAGCGCATAAAAACACGTTCAACCGCCTTTTCGAAGCACTCGATGAAGATCAACTGGTGATCGGCGCGACTGCCACGCCAATAAGAACCGGAAAAATGAGGCCACTGAAATCCGATTATGACGGGATAATCAACGGCCCTGAAATTATTGATCTGGTAGAACAAGGGTTTCTCTGTCCCGAAAAAGCCTATGGCGTAAGTGTTGACTTGTCAGACGTGAGAATAACAGCAGGGGAGTACAATGAAGGAGACATGGGTAAGGTCTATGGAAAGCGAAAGCTGTTTGATGGAGTGATCGAGAACTGGCGAGAGTTTGCCCTGGGGAAAAAGACTCTGGTGTTTTGCGCTACCGTTGAGAACAGCATCAATCTTGCAAAAGGTTTTGTCGAAGCCGGATACCGCGCTGCCCATCTCGATGCCGAGACTCCAGAGAAAGAGAGAAACGCGATCCTGAGAGATTTCGCTAACGGGATGTATGAGGTGCTCTGTAATTGCGGGATCCTCAACACGGGGTACGATTGCGCTTCTATTGAGTGCATCATCCTTTACAGGGCGACAATGAGTCTGCCGCTGTATCTCCAAATGTGCGGGCGCGGAAGCAGGCCGTATTTTGGAAAGGAATTTTTCATCATCCTCGATTTCGGGCAGAACGTACAGCGCCACGGGTTTTGGAGAAATCCTCGTAAATGGTCACTCGATATAAAGACCAAGAAGAAAAGCAAGAAAGTAGGGGAGATGGTCATGGCCGTTTGCCCGTCATGCAAGGCGCTTCTCCCTGCGAGGGCAAGAAAGTGCCAGTTCTGCGGTTGGGAGAAGGAAATGGAGGCGGATGAGAAAATGATCATCAAGCTTAAGGAGATGACCCCGTCGGAAATCTTGCGGTTTTCTGAAACAGCAAGTGTAGAAGAGCTGGAAGCTATCAGGCGGGCCCGTGAGTGGAAAATTGGGTTCGTATTGCATCGTTTCAAGTCGATGAAAGATTTTATCGACTACGAGCACCTGAAGGGCTACAAAAAGGGGTGGGCAATGACAAATGGGAACCGGTACCTAGGGATAGAGTCAGGATGGGAAAAGTGGTATGGAACGAGAGAGCAAGAATCAAAACAGGCCGGGTATGAGTCAGCAAGAGAGCGGTTTGGAGATAACGATGCAGTGCCTGGCGTTGTCAATAATTTATCAACAGCGAACGTCTTTGATTGATGGATAAGAACGAAGGACGTATACATCAGGACTGTTATGTGTGGTTCCATAACAGTTTTCCAGAGCTTCGGGGTCTGTTGTGCTATAACCTCAACAATAGCCGGGACGGCATTGATGGGGCCAGAAACAGGGCAAAAGGCGTGCAGGCAGGGCGGGCTGATTTTACACTCTATTACCAGAGGGAAGCGGTGATGATCGAAATGAAGGAAGGTAGTGGAAGGCAAAGCACTGAACAACGGGCTTGGCAGAAAGTGGTAGAGTCGCATGGGTTCCAGTACGCCCTATGCAGAACAATTGAGGATTTTAAAGAAGTGGTTCTCGGAATAATCAAAAACTAAAAACAACCATGGCAAAAGGCGTTAATAAGGTAATTCTTCTAGGAAGACTCGGTGGCGAACCAGAAAGCCGAATGGCGGGATCGACAGCGGTCTCAAACTTCACGATAGCAACAAGCGAAAAGTTCAAAAACCAGCAGGGAGAGTGGCAGGAGAGAACGGCATGGCATAGGGTTGTTGCCTGGGGAAGGTTGGCGGAAATATGCAAAGAGTATCTGCATAAAGGATCACAAGTATACGTTGAGGGAAGGCTGCAGACTCGAAGCTGGGATAAAGAAGGAGTAAAGCAGTATACCACAGAGATTGTGATCACCGAAATGCAAATGCTCGATGGGGAGCAACAGGAACGGAGCACGTACGTTGCCCCACCAGTGTCGCCCGCTACAGGCGGAACTGATGATCTTCCGTTCTGATCAATAAAACCGCCAAAAAACATGCCTATCGCAACGCCAGATCGTGATCCGAAAAGCATAAAGCAACGCAAAAAGAAGTTCGTGAGGGATTCGGAGGCACAAGAAGAGAGTAAATGCACTGCGGAATGGGTACGGGTTGATGGAGAGAACGTACTTGTTGATGAGCGCAGCGACATAATTGCGCATATAAACGGGAGAAGGGGGATCGAAAAAATAGGGCGGTGGGTGGCTGATTGGGCTGGCTGCGACGGAATCAAAGGGTTCGGCGTGCAAGCGCTCACAAAAGCCGAGGTGATCGAAAAAATGAGAGGGTTGATCGCGAGGAAGAAAGAGTTCAGGGGCCTCTGCGAGGATATCTGGAAAAAGAGGTACGGCAAATAACGACCTCCTTGAAATGACGGGGGATTGAGTAAGGTAAGGTATGGCAAAAAAGAAGTACACAGATGAGTTTCCAGCGTTAGCTGAGATGTATGCCCGAGAAAGGATGATTGAGTCTGATATCGCCAAAAAACTTGGGGTATCAACCTCAACTTTTGAGCAATACAAAAAGCAGTATCCGGAGTTTCTGGAAGCCTTAAAAAGAGGTAAAGCGCCGATTGATTTTGAAGTAGAAAACGCGCTCCTTAAGCGAGCGATGGGGTATACTTTCACTGAGACAAAGCGAGAAATCGAGAATCTTGATAACGGCGTAATTCTGGTTAAATCCGTGACGGAAACAATCAAGGAAGTAGTCCCTGACGTTACCGCACAAATATTCTGGCTTAAAAACCGTAATTCTCAAAGATGGCGTGACGTTAAGGGCGTTGAGATGACAGGCAAAGATGGTAAAGACCTCTACGCGGGCGTGATAGTCTTACCAGCCAAAGACCCAAAGCCATGTTAGAGTTCACCCCGCAGGCAGGCCCACAAGAACGCTTTGTTTCATGTAGTGCTGATATCGCCTTTTACGGTGGAGCAGCTGGAGGTGGCAAGTCTTATGCTTTACTTTTGGATGCAGCGAGGGATGTGAGTAACCCGAATTATGGTGCGGTTATTTTTCGGCGCACAACGAAGCAGGTCACTAGTGAGGGCGGGCTTTGGGATACCGCAAGCACGGTATATTCGCTTGTTGGAGCAAAGCCAAACCAATCAGCACTTACATTCACTTTCCCTCCTGGTGGACGTGTAGGGTTCGCTCATATGGAGTACGAAAAAAACAGATTCGATTGGCAGGGGTCACAGATCGTATACCTCGGATTCGATGAGCTTACCCATTTCACTTGGGCGCAG